TCAACACCAGCCGTATTTGTAGATACGCCTGGGTTCTAATCATCTTTGGGTTTAGACGCATCGATCCCATTTTCATAATAGTGTTTTCCAACCTGGTTTAGATTGGATAACATCATCTTCCACGCGGTTATATACGAATATTCGCTATATTTCAACACATTGTGGTCATCGGACCACTTTTCACAAAACCGGCGCACATATGGCGCGGCAAGCGCGTTTTTATACTGGGGCATCGACGGAAAGAGATGGTGTTCGATTTGAAAATTAAGATACCCCATTACCCACGTCACCAAGGCCGATTTCGTAGAAATGTTGACCGTATGATTGATCGCATATTCGAACCATAATAAGTGTTTATGTTCAGGGACAACGGCCGTAAAACTATGAGATAGCGAAAAGTGTCCGAAGAGAAAGATGAACGAGACGAAATGGACACATAATTGGAGAAAGTAACACCATAACATACTTCGCGTACCACTGTATCCTGATGTGTAGAAGATATACGGTATTACCAAATGCGATGACAACATACACGCCAATTCATATACGGCCAAGTATCTCGTGGATACATGATATAATCTGCGAAATACCTTCATTGGATGAAGGTAATATAACCAAAAGATCGGAACGATGATTCCATTGACGATTGGCAAAAATGTCCACGCTTGAAAGCGCATCCACCAGCGATTCATAAACCGCGCGGTAACCTTTCCATTCGTAGTGTCTTCATATGCGCGATTAAAAAAAGCGACAAATGGCGTTGTATCCAGGTCGACATCGTGCTTGACCTTCTGTGGTGTTGCGTGGTGTTTTTGATGCATTGAGTTCCATACAGATGAACTGGCGCCGGATCCAACCCCTAACACAAACGTCTGAAGTAATCGGTCGATTTTATGATTCCCGGTAAAACTTAAATGCCCGCACTCGTGCATGATCCATCCACAGCGAGTCTTAAATGCGATGAACGAGAGAATCGATGCGTATAGATTGTAAGAAGCAACCCACGCACCCAGCCCGAAATAGAATGCGAGTTCTAGCATACGAAAATATACGTGGATATAATCCGGTTCAAAGCATCCTTGTTGGACAAGGTTGGCGCGCATCTCTCGGAAATCGGTTGTCATTTCTTGCTGGCGCGGCGTAAGCACATTGTGACCGGCGTTGTCGACCTCCTCGACCAATGGAAGTGAGCGAAGAACATGGTTCGCTTTCAAAGAACGATGATGAAACTCGCGGAAGATCTCGGTCGCATCAGGCGAATTCTTCGCATAACGAATAATGTTGCCACCGGGATGCTTAAAATCAGTTATATCGTAGGTGGTTCCTTCGATTGTTATAGTGTCACGAGAGTCAGTTTTCCCATTTGTATCCATTATATACAATTGTACTATATTAACAACGGTAATTATGTTTATATATTATTAGTGGAATATATAAAGTTAGTATTGTAAATAAAAATTGATAGTTCGCAATGTTTACAATAGAATATACAGAGGTTGACGCATACATACTACACATATCCCCATCCATCGGCAATGTCGTCTACTTATCTATTATCCCAAATTGAACACGGATGCAACGGACGAATAAAACTTGAAAAGGGAAATCTCGTATTTGAGATTGCTTCGCCGACTCCCCTCAATCTCCCTACGCCTAGCGCGCCGCCACTTGCCGAAGACAATCACGTGATCTATAATTTGAACGTTGAATTGGAGGAAACGAAGCGTAAATTGACCAGTATGGAGCAACAGATCCAACAACTGTTTAAGTTTCGAGAGGCTGTTTTGATGCCAATCGTCACGAATCCCCGAGCAACCCCGACCACAACTATTTTATACGACTTTAACGTAAATACAGTAAGATTTATTCATTGGTCATACTCAGAGTACACGAGGTTCACCTCCCAACATCCAGCATATAGTACCCTACTAGGCAATTCAGATTTTCCATTATTTCCGTCTGCAGAAAAAATAGACGATATAATCTACGTATTACAAACTCAACTTAGAAATGATATGATAAATAACATAACCGTTCAACCTCATCAAACGATTACCCCTGACTGCGGGGTCATCATAAAATTCATCATCGACTGGATGAAAACATCGCCCAACCAACTTGAAATAACAATAATGAATCCTGGTGCGACTCTTGCGATTGGATTTGTCATCGCTCTTTGCGAGAGATTAAATCATGACAAACTATCAAAATTGAAAATAACGACCGCGAAAATCAGTGAACAGACAGAATTGAGGAACAAGGTAGACAAGATCCTATTCCGAAAAATCGAAATCGAAAATGTTATGTCATCGGTATAGGAACATTCACCGCCTCGCCCGCCCCTCTCTACCTTCGCTCCGCGATCTACTTTTCAAATATTATTACGCACAAACACAACAAAATTGAAATTGTGTTTGTATATTTTTTACTACGTGAACAACATCTACACTCCATCAATGTCGAATCCTTATCATTCTACGCGGGAACAACCTGCGCCTGGATACTGGCCAATGACCATCGCAGAAGTCGACGCGTTGGATCTCTCGTATTTTAATGACAATCATCACGCAGATATGATGCGCGACGGACTTCGCGCCGTTATTCGCGCCGGCGCACTACCTCAAATCGCGACCAAGGAAATCAATACCTGGAACTATCTTGCGAAGTATAGCCCTCCTGCGAAATACGGGTTTATGTTCAGTTGTGGCGACGATCCAATCGTGGATCTCGTCGAATCCCAAATGGAAATCGGTCATTCCGGTTGTAGTATAGGTTGGACAATGCGGAATATAGAGTTCATCGCGAAGAATGGACTTCCGGCGCACCGAGAGATGTATCTGACTCGCCGGAATAATTAGGCAGACGATCCACGTTTATCAAAATATGCGTATTTCGCCCGTTTGTTCGGAATTTGGCCGCCAACGCTGCGTGCTTCTTGTATTTTTTTAACGTGATCTTATACGTATCAAATAGTGGATTATGAATCTCCGTTGAAGGGATATGATGATGGACGGATCGCGTAATCATCTTATACAATTTGAAATCCGGATACCGCTCTTCTCCGCTGGATTTATAGAGGATATTACGCCCTTTATCATCCGTAGTCCATTTCACAATCAAACGAACCACCGGATCAGATTTACACAGTTTTTCTACTTTACGCAGATCATAGATGAAATAATCGAAGAGTGCGCATGCGAACCGGCATAAATCAAAACTATAATTTGGTTCTATAAGAAGTTTTTCGGGATTGTAATAGGGCGGGAAATTGTATTGTGTGGCCGCGTCGCCTTTTGGATGGAAGCTGTCACTGCATAATAGTTGACCGCGGAATTTATAGATTGCGCGACCGAAATCAATAATTTTGAAGATACGCCCGTAGGTCGGCACTTTATAATACTGCTCTTCATAAAAGTAGTAAATGAACTCTTCGGTTGTTTCGATGAACATCACATTGTTCGTATGAAGATCATTATGCGTGAACGCAAACATCTTTTGGTAGATAATAAGCGTCATAATGATTTGGAATAAAATCGAGGTCCATTCCTCTTTTGTCAGTTCATCCGCCATCATAATATGATCAAGCGTGTTTACACACTTTTCTAGAAGAATTGCTTGAACCGGGAAGTTCTTGATTTTCACGATGATCTTTTCGTCATCACTGTCATATGATCCATCACTGCCGTCGGTTTCGTATTCACTGCTGCTGCTGCTGCTGCTGCTGCTGCTGCTGCGTTCGTCAGAATCAACGCAAACGCCAAAGGTTGATTCGTCTACATTGATTCTCTCGGAATCTTCGGTGAGGGGTTCTCCCGTCGATGAAGTCGACGCCTCTTCTTCGTCACCCTCGTCGCCTTCGTCGCCATCGATCGTCGTATACGACGAATTTGATTGAGATGTATCGCTATCACTGGAATCGTCTTGATCTCTCGTTCGGTCTTTACATCTCAATATGTTTTCGGTTGACGGATCTTCCGTATCTACAAGTTCATCTACATTTAATTCAACCAACTCCGTCGCCGTCGTCACCTGTTCAGGCGTAGGATTCATTCGGTCGAAACACTCGGATTCAATGAACCCATCCAGTGCGTCAATTCCGTCATCACCACCACCACCCGTTACGGTATCTACTATATCAAGTTTAGGTTTCACCGTCGAATCATTATTCTCTCCCAATGAACCAATGATCGGTTTTAATTTATTACGGAGTTTCATTAATTTGCTTTCAGTTACGTCGGTTTCGTCATCCCCGAATTGCGAATAATCAATTGTAAATAAATCGTTTTCGTATGTATTGAAAAACGAACAGTCCACCAAATATTCAATATCGTCAAAGACATTGGTGGAAAATTCGCGCTGTTTACATAAATAACTGCCATAATAATCAAGACCGTGAACGACCCCGTGCGTATGTAGCGTCATACTCGTTAAATACGAGAAAAACCCGTCAATATACGACGCATTGTTCACATTTAGCATTTTCTCGTCACACGTGTCGACCTTTGAATTATATTTAGGCAGCGACATTGTTTTACTATCGTGAATATTATACTTGCCCGACAAATACCGGATCGGATCAAGTAGTGGCGAATACTTCACAAATATCGGCACATTGTGCGTATTTCCAGCGTCATCTCCAATCACCGTTTCCAAATGGTTCAAGGGTGTCGCGTTGTCTTGACCCGAAGGCGACGAATGCTCAATAATATTCTGTAAATAATACTTTTGATTCAATTGGATACTGTTATAATTCGTATCGTTGATGTCGAAAAATCGCGAATAAATCGGTAGATAATTTTGAATATCAAATAACAACACCGGTTCGATTTTATCAGGCGTATACTTATGTTTTCGATAATGTAGTTGGAATACAGAATCATTTGGTAGACGTGTTGGTGTAGGCGCACTCATTATATTCCTAAATCAAAATACGGTGATATGATTGTTAAATAGAAGTTATAAATTGGAATTAAACGGGTGGTCGGTGGGGGGGGGGGTCGTCTTCCATTCGTAAAAATTGACATATAATAATATATTCTATTTGTATTACTCTATTCGTATTACTCTATATTTGTAACCGATTCAATGAATTTAGACCTCGCAAAATTCGATATGAGAGCCATCAGTTTTCGTCCTGACGAAAATAAAGGTCCCGTCATCGTTCTCATTGGGCGCCGTGATACCGGGAAAAGTTTCCTCGTTCAAGACCTGATGTTTCATCACCAGGATATTCCCATCGGGACAGTCATCTCCGGGACAGAGGCCGGTAACGGTTTTTTTGCCGCCCATGTGCCCAAATTATTCATCCACGATGCGTATAATACCGCAATTATTGAAAACATCCTCAAGCGCCAAAAGGCCGTCTTAAAGCAAGTCAAAAAAGAAATGGATATGTATAAGAAGTCATCCATTGACCCGAGGACGTTCGTCG